AGTTTACCTGACGCAGTAATGTCTTCTTTGGTAATCGTCTGGAATACCTCAACACCTTGTTCGTCGTCCATTACTCGGATAACATCTGAGCGTGACATATTGCGCTTAGAAGTTTCTAGCATGGAGTTAAGGACTGGTTCCAGAAGCTCAACTTCAAAGGTAGTAATCTTCTCTTGGAAAATACGACCCGCTGCATTGCTCAGTGTCTGCACTTCTAAGGCCGTCTTCTCGCCAGGGGTACGTACGCCCATGGCCTCCCTCGGAGCGCCGCTGTAGAGCTCCATACGGTCTTCTAGGGACTGTATTTCATTGGCAGCAGTGAGTATGCCGTTCAGGTTCTGACCCATCTCCTGAACATCGCCGTTCTCGTCAATGTGAATCTCAGCATTTGGCCCCCATACAAACTGCTCTACTTCACCAATAATCTTCAGAGGGGGGTGGACGCACAAGTCCATAGCATCTGCCTTGAGGTTCTCTAGGTGGTCAATACGATATTGCATACCCACTAGATTGTCAAGAGGGCCCATACCCCAGAGATTATCCGAACGGTAGCGCCAGCCTACATGATAGATTGGTGCATGGCCTAGCCAGGAAGGAACATCCTCAACCTTGACAGTATGACTACGATCTGCAACAGTGATGATCTTGTTAATCTCAAGCTCACCTGTTTCTGCGTTATGGTAGTCCCCGTAGAACGTGAGGATTTCCATGTAGTCGCCCATCAAGTATTCATACATAGAACCGAAGCCGTCTACTTGATAGCCAATAGCTTTCTCAAAGTCCTCTGTGGAATAGCCTCCTAGACGGTCTCTAAGCTCCTCTCTGTTCTTTAAAGCATCTAACCAGTAGGCTTGGTCAGGGTCAGTGGCAGCAAGCCTCTTGAGCTCTCCTAGGGTCTTTACAGACCGTACCACTTTAAACGTGTCTTGGAAGTCAGTAGCCAAGGGATTGAATACAATATCCAGAGGACTAATACGAGTCACCCGTGGGCCTACATAGGTAGGGATGACTGTACCGTCTGGCATCTCCTTAACATTGTTCTCAAAGTGGACGCTAGCAAACGCATTACCGTAATCAATGTAGTCATACAGTAGCCGAGAGATCTCTGTACGAGAGCGGCTCTCCCTTACCTTATTGCGGATGTAGGTTTGGATGGCTTGGGCTTTAGCTTTTGTACTGTCTTTCTGAGAGTAGCCCTTCCAGCTCAGCCAGGAGTCGTTAGGGAAGAGAGAGCTAACATAGTTAGAGTGGAGGTTGTCTCGGATCTGACAAAGCTTAGGAAGCGTCGTTGAGTTCTTCCAGGGCAATGACCCAGCCGAAGTCGAGGTGGTGTCTGTCGCAAAGATATAGTTACGAAGCTCTAACCACTCTTGCACTTTCTGAGATCTTTGGTTGTTGTATGTTTCCCAGAGGTGAGCAACAAAACCTGCTTCACCGTCTTGGACGAATGCTTCTTGAATCTCAGCTACTTTATTACTCATTTAAAGGCAATGCCTCCGAACCTAGAATGTGTGGGCATGGAGCTTCCTTGGAAGTCCATCAGATCGTCCTTAGAGCGGCTCTGCTTGGGTTTAACAGCAATACCAATGGCAGAGGTAAGGGCGTCTTTTAAATCGTCGTGAGCGGGCCTAGCTTGCACTAGCTCTTCTTCAAGAGCAGGAGTGTGACCTCCTTCGTAGTGCCACATCTGTAAGTTATCATAACGAAACTCAAGAGTAGAAGCTATACGCTCTTCTTTACTGCCCTCGGTTCTGTTAGGTCGATACTCTTCTACAGATAGGCGTAACCCTTCATCCTTAATGAAATCCTTAATATCATTTACGATGATCTGCTGGGCAACTGTTACTTCCGCTCTTAGTTTCTTGAACTCCCAACGAGAGTGTAGCTCAAGGATGTGCTGGAAATACTCAGAAGTCTTGTCTGTCTTGAAGCGGTCAATATCCATAATATAGATCTGACCTTCAGAGCTTATGCCGATAACAACAATAGCTGTCCAATCTGCTTTCTTGTTTAAGGAGAAAGCAAAGTCAACTGCTGCATAGACATTGAGTTTCCTATCTTTGAAGTACCAGTTTGAACCTTCCTTACGTAAGAATCTCTGATTGTAATATTGGAACTTATTCTTTGTAATCCTATCTGAGCCAGGATCATTAGGGTCGTTGTAATACTGAGCGTGGAACTGAACCCGGTCTTCGTACTCCGCCTTAATACGGGAGAGTGTATTAATATCGAAACCGAAGGCTTTGTTATCCTTGCCCCTGACCACCCTTGGCCAGATGAATAGGCCATCAACCTCTACCGCATGTTCCCTAATACTCCATACCGGCTTCTTATCAATAAGCGTTAGTTCCTTATTGAATACCTCGTATGTCTGGTTCTTCCATACAGCGTAGATGTCACGAGGGTGGTAGCGTGTGCCGCAAGCCATTGTGAAGCCACCCGCATTACGGATAGAGGTAAACTGAGAAGCCTTCTTAGAGACTGCTTCTCGGCCATCCTCGGTGTATGCGTTCTCGGGTATTACCAAGTCATCGGCCACGATAACATCAGCGTGCCAGCCTGTGGTGTTGGTTGTTAAACCTGCTGTGGCAATAGTCGAGTCACGGATACCTTCTTCTTTACGCTTTAAGTGGTCAACAGACATTTTAGTCTGGTTCCACCGCTCCCTCTTACCCTCTTGCGGGTGTACGTACTCGGGGAAGTACCTCGTGTACTGAGAGGAGCCCATGATATTCTGTACAGCGTACAGCTGTGTCTGTGCTAGCTCAGATGTAGCAGAGACGTACAGGATAGTTATCTCGGGATGCCTTGTAATAATCCAAGCACACCAAGTTGCTACCATGTGCGATTTTAGATGGGCACGGGGTAGCATGATTAGTTTGTTCGAGGTGAAACCCTCGCCTTGCCCAAAGAGACTGTACCCTTGCATCCAGCGGAACAGCTCTTTGTGGATACGTCCATACATATAGCCAGGGTTGACAAGACTAGCAAAGAAGTAGAGGTCTTCCTTAGCGAGGTCTCGAAGCTCCTTAGCCTCTTCGGGCATCTTCTCAATACGCCGGTAAGCGTCACTTTGCCAGTCTTCCATGTTAAGCCTTCCGTTCTTTCAGTCGAGCTACGTCTTGTGCAAACTCGTTATGTAGACGCTTCTCTTGCTTAGCGTCTTGCTCAGAAGTATCCTTCTTAGGACGACCTACCTGCCCTTTCTCCCAGCCCTTCTCCGCTACATACTTAGCAGCTTGGAAGCCTCGTTCGTCGGAGGTCATGTCCAGGATGGTACGGATTGATTGAGACCGTAGCTTCAGTTCCAGCTCGTTACGCCACTCATCAACAAACTTCTTAATCTCTTTATTGTTAGAGATACGTTGCCAATGATTCCAACTATAGAAGTATGTGTTAGCAAAGTTATACTCAGGAATGTCTTCCATCTCCAAGTAGAGACGCTTAATAGAGGGGTAGGTCTTCCCCTCGTATTCGTAATCATATTCTTTGAGAGTGTAGATGGCAACATCAACATCATAACCAATCTCTAGGAAAAGCTTCTGAGTGTAGGGAATGTTGCCATGACTAATGAATTGTTTTTTACTTGGGTGCATTGTTTCTACGAACCTCCTGTCCGTGTTCCGCAGCTTTAGCGAAACGAGTAATTGTATCGTCCTTCTCCTTGCTACCCATCGAGGTACCTAGCCAAAAGTTCAAGACCTGGGAAAACCCTGTTGCCAGGGAGCCCATCAGTACGTAAGCCACTGCTTGGCTAGCGGCAGGGATAGCTACAAACATAACCATGTAAAGTAGGACGGAGAAGGTTGCCACAACAAGGACAGAGATAAGGACTGGGCCTTTGCTTGCTGACAATAATCCGCGAGCATTCTGCACATCCTTTGTGCGAACTTCTAACTCCTTTAGTTCTGCATCTCGCATCCTCGTTCTAAACTCCATAAGCTTGTCAGGATCTCCTAGGATGAGCTCTGAGGCTTCTTCAAGACCTACCCCTGGCCTACCTATTACTTTACCTATAACAGAGCTTACAACGCTTCCTAGGGCTACGTTACCCCCTGTTAGGATAGTGGTTGCCCCACCAGCTACGGTGGGGGCTACATCTCTTACGGTTTCTAATAGTCTTTCATACCATTCCATAGGTTATCCTTCTTTGATGTCAGATGTGTGTGGCTGTGTAAGCGACCCCTGTATCAAACTCTACGCCTGTCGTTAAGCCATCCCCCCGAACAAAGTACACCGCCTCGACTCTATTCTGGCCTGCGTTAAACGTAGCGGAGCCTTCCATGCTAGCAATATTAAGTGGAAATCCATTTTTTGCATAAATAATCCCAGGCACACCCAGCGAATACCGAGAATCGCTGTATAGCGTAAGCCTTAGGTAGCTCGGTGCCGTGGAGCCAACCGCGCTAATAACCACTCTGCTGCTCCTCGGAACGCC